CAGAGTCAAACTGTGATGTAATTTTCTTTTCTTCCATCATAAACTCTTGTGTCATCTCTGCAATCAACACTGCTTTTCTAGATTCTATGTTTTGAACAACAGAATTTAACTGTTGTGCAGCTTCAGGGTTAACTGGCGCTTGTTGTCTTAACACTGCAAGCTGAGCTAACTGTTCTCTGAACTCTAATTGTATCTGTTCTTGAGCCATTAGACTAATATGCTCTAAAATATTTTTCTGTATAGCAGCCATAACAGCAGGATTGTTTCTAACCATGTTCGTTGACATGAAGTTTAAGTGTGCTGTGATGTGTGCTCTGTGATCTTGACCAGGAAAAGCTTGGAAAGGTTTACCACTTAACGCATTAATATGTTCCATGCTTGGATCCATGGCTTGTACTGGAGCTGGTGGAGGTAAAACTTGATCAATATTTTTTACTCCAATAGCTTCATACATATTTCTGTATGCTGCATATAAGTTATGTATCTGTGGATTGGATGTTGCTAATTGTAATTCTGTTTGTGCTAATGTTATTCTCTGTGACATAGAAAAAATATTTGGATCTGCTACAGGTAAGACATCTATTCTATCATCAAAATCTGCTTGTTTAATTATTCTTGCTCCACCAACAACATCATAAGGATATTCTTTTGGTAGATATGTAGAAATAATTTTAGATAGTAATTTAAACTCACTTCTCATTGAGTTGTATAATCTTTTGTGGATAGCAGACATTACTTTCGATCCTCTCTCTAAAAGAGCAATCGTTGTTCCTACTGCAGCGTTCTGTGTTCCTTCACCTGTTTGTAATTCAGATATAGCTGCAAATCTTTGACCTGCTTGTACGACTAGACCCATCAGCTGTAACAAGGTTGCTGATGGTTCTTTGTACGGTAGAGGGAAGAAAGCTTCTCGCAAATTACCACCTGGTGCATCTACGTCCTTGAACTCACCTGGTTGAATTGGAGACGCTTCATCTCTAACTCTAACACCCCTTTGCTTGAAACCTGCCGGTAGATTCGACAAAGTTCCTGCATCTAATAATTGGCGGAGAGCGACCGTTGCCGTTCGACTCAATCCGCCAATCATATGTATTAATCCAAATCCGTAGAATCCTAGTCCTGGCAGAAATTTAAAGTGGACAAAATATTGGACCCTTCGTTTTAATGGATCATTGGGCGCATAGTTCCTTCTAATAGAAAGAACCGTTCCACTACCTTCTTCGATTGTAACGATGTAAGGTAGCTTGATACCTGTCGGTTCCCCGTCAGTACCAATATCTTCGAAGCCTTCTAAATCTAAATCAATATGACACTCTAAAAGATTGTACATACTTTGTTGTTTTCCAGATTTATTAGAGCCTTCTAATTCTTTTTCTTTTTTTGAAACTGTATCTTGTGTTGACATTGTAGGAGTTCCTAATTCTATATCAGTATAGAAACCTGCTACTTGTTGTTTTCTTAAATCATTTTCTGAAATTTTTATAACGTGTACGATAGCTTCTGCATCATCTAAACTGTTTGCTGTGTAAGGCACGATCAAATCATCAGCAGGTACAAACTTAGAAACCGCTCTGCCTAGTAAATCATCGTAGTAAACTTTTTTAAATGTAGACCCTGCAAGAGGTAAATGAAATAACATAGAATCAAACTCTGGTTCATACTCTTTCATCTGATCCATGATTTGATAATTCATGAAATCTTTTACACGTTGAGCTTGTTGTTGTTTTGGTGGTGTTGATGCACCAAGAATTTGTGTTCTTACTGGACCGTCACTTGGTAATAATTCTTTGTACGCTGTAGCTTGGAACTGAGTTACTGCTTCTGCTAGTACAGGATGCGTGGCTCCCGAAGCTCCTTGAAAAGGTTCTGTTCTGTTTTCGTATTTAAATCCTAAAAGATCTAGACCTTCTGTGTAAGATCTTTCCCATTCTTTTCTGGACATCTTATAGTCCATGTAATTTGTTTTAAGTTCATTACCGAGTGGTTCTAAAACATCCTCTGGTAAGATGTCTGCAAGATTATCAAAATGAGATTCTGTGCCAGGTATGTTAACTGCACCTGGTTCAAAATTAATAGTCGCTCCACCATCTTCTTCTGGTGTAACTTCTATCGGTTGCTGTTCTTTGATTTCTTCCTTTACTTCAACCTCTTCACCCGGAACTTTAATCTGGGTACGAGTGTTAGGAAGTCCTTTATCTATATCTGCCATTTAAACTCCTATACGTTCTTAACACGGTTAAATATATAAGGCAAGCCTCCTCCATCGGACACGGGCCCCGCTTCTGGCGGCTTTCCTGATCTATCTCCTGCTTGTTTTAATAAACCACCTCCAGCTGCACCTATCATTGTTTCGTCAAATTCTTCTTGAGCTTTTAGATCTTCTTCTAATCTTTCTTCATCACTTAACGCTGCTCTTCTTCTAGATTCTCTAATAACATCTTTAGCTACACCTGCTGCTGTTAGACCAGCTCCTATTGGTGTAAAAGATCTTGCTACTTTACCTAATCCTAAAATACCTTTCATTACTCCTGGTGCAAATCTTGATATAGCACCTGGTGCTAGTAATTCTGCACCTACAAATTTATCTGCAACCGCTGCTGGTAAACTCTCACCCTTTCTTAAATTTTCTCTAACGGTTTGTGTAGCAAAAGCTAAAGCTGCTGCAGGTGAACCAATAACTTCTCCTGCTGTTTTTAGTGCAGGTAAGAACCCAAGGTTCATGCCTAGTGTTGGTCCTGAACTTTGTGCTGCTTTTTTCATTAAAGTTTCTGTGGGTGTCTTAACTGTTCGAAGACCACCGCCTTTAATCATTCGATCAGAAAATTTTGTTAATCTATCAACCTGATTTTCAAAAGACAGTTTCGGGCCAACAACTTTTTTACCACCTTTAACAGTAGTTTGAACTCCTAATTTTTTTGCTTGTTCAAGAGTCTCTACCATTTTAGCTCCAATATTTGCCTTATAAGTTTGAATAGACAAATTCTTTAAAGGATCGACCGAAACTCCTTTATTGTGCTGAATATTTAATGGAGCTTGAACGCCCGTTGCTTTTTGTAATCCCTCTAACAATGTAGTTTGCTGTTTAGTGACAGGGTTTGTGTAAGGTGTAAGTTTTAATTTTTTAATATCATTAAAAACATTTTTATACTCTTTAAACCTAGCGTCGTTTTTCTTAATCGAATTAAAATCGATTACATCTCCTTCTTTAATATCTTTAATTTTTAAACCTTTAAATCCTTTGTCAAAAGTATTATTTTTTGCAAATTGAAATTTTTTGCCTCCTTGATCTATGTGTCTTTTCAGATCTCTTAAAATAAATTCTTCAACTGTACCTGCACGAGGTATACCTCTTTGTTTAATAGCCTTAGTAAAAACCTTATCAAAATCTTTTAATTTTACTTTTTCAAAAACCTTGTTTCCCGCTCCAACTCTAGTAGAAGTGTTTGTAACCGCCTCTCTAATTTTAGGCCAATTAGAGTTTTCATTTAGAATGTTTCTTATAACTCCTATGTTGTCAGTTTTTATATTAAATTTTTTATTATAAATTTTCTCAAAAATTTTACTTGGGGAGGCTTCTATCAAGGGTTTTTTACTTTTGCTAACATCATTAACAATTTGATTAACTTGCTTTGTAATCTTATCTTTAAACGGAGAAGGTTGACCTATTAACTTAGATCTTTGTCTTTCTTCTAAATATTTATAGACGGTTGGTTTAGAATAACCAGTATCTTTGGTTAAATCTGAAATACTAACTTTTCCTCGTTGATTTAAAATTTTTTTAAAAGACTTAGATACATCTTCTTTAATTTCTACTGCGCCCCCTTCTTGCATCTCTAGTCTTGGCACATCATCTGCTGGACTAGTTTCTTTGACTAGTTGATCTACATATCTCAATACGCTGGACATTATTCTCCTAATAGATAGGCAATACCGCCGCCTGCTTGTTTAGCTCTCTTCTCTCCAACCTCTTCTAAAATATCATCAAGACTATCTAAACCATCTTCAACATCATCCATCTTACCATCAAGACTAGATGGTCTTGCTGTTAACTCTTCATAATCCTCTGGTAAATTTCCATCGGCTGTTCTCTTTTTTGGTTTATAAATCATAACTTCCTCTGACATTGTACCTTCAACCATTTCATCTCCCATCATGGCACCACCTTGTTTGTTTTTCTTAACCACAATATCTCCAGATGATATATCTTCTACAAGTTCGTAATCTTTGTAAGTCTTACCCATTTCTCTTTCGGTTGTTGTAAGTCCTGGTGCATCATCACCAAGTGTTTTAATTTTGTTTACAAGTTTAAAGAAATAAGAAGGAACTGTTTTTATACCTTCTGAAACTACAGGTGCAACTTCTGTAACAGGTTTAATAAATCTACCAACTACAGGTATAGAAGCGAGGCCTCCTAATATTTTCATAAATCTTCTTCGATCAGGATTTGGTGGGCCACCTTCTGCTAGACCCATAATACCACCTTCAGCTTTTGGTTCGCCTCTTGGGTGTTTACCTGTTTCTTTAATCTTC